CTTTAGAAAATCTAGAAGTAAACAAACAAAAGTTTGTTGCTAAATTTTCTGATAGTAATAAACCTGCGCCATTTGTTAGTGCTCCGACTCAGAAGAAAGGTTTTACTCCAGAACAGAAGGCGAAGTTTTTGAAATACGGTCTTTATGGTGCCGGCGCCGCTGCGGTGATTGGATACAGTGCCTACAATAATCGAAATAGTATCTGGGCTATGCGAGCTCAGGCAGGTAAGTCCATCTCGCTTTCTGATTTTTCGAAGAATGTACAGTTTTCGCAGATGAAATCTTGGGGTTTTGGAGGATTTATCCAAAATTCGTCACATCTACGCCAAGGCTTCACTCTTCCTGCCGGCCACGTGTTTCAGCGCCTTTCTACAGAAGCTGAAAAAACTTTTTCCAAAGGCGGGATATACTCGGTTCATAGTACTGCGGATTTTAATCGTTATGTGGCGGGTTTTCTAGGGGAATTAGATTTTGGTGGCAAGCTTCATCACATTACGTTCAAAACTGATGCTCCGATAAAAGTCCCAGCACTACATGAAGTTCTTGGTACCCTGAAAGAAGTAATGGATAATGAACTTGGAGCATCAATACACTCACCTAAGGAAGTGTTAAACACATATCGGGGAATGAGTGGAGGTAGCTGGAGAGGTACCCGAGATCTTAAACTTATGGATGCGCTAACAAAAAAGGGCTTTGGGGCTTTGGTGGATGAGATGGATGCCGGTGTCATTGGTGAAACGCCCTTGGTGGTATTTGCTAAATCGCTTGGCCCAAAGGCGTCAAAAGAATTGACCCCCGCTGCGATCAAACTTGCCCAAGAGTCGCTGATCGAGATGCAAAATCGCAAGTTCTAGAAAAGGAGGTGATCTATGGCGACTCTGAGAGGAGCGCTGAAGCACGCGTTCAATGCGTTTTCCTATCGGCCAGACCAGATAAAGACGGGCACCGACCTTTACGGTACGGGCGGTGGGTATGGCGGTAGTTATGGCGGAGGCCGTCCGGATCGTTCTCAGCGCCACTTCGGTAACGAACGTACGATCATTTCCTCGATCTATACGCGGATTAGCATTGATGTAGCCAGCATCAACATTCGCCACATTCGAACAAACAAGTCGGGTCGTTATTTGGAAGACATGGTCTCGTCTCTCCAGGAATGTCTGGGAATTGAACCAAATATTGACCAGGGCCCAGACCAGTTCGTACAAGATCTTGTTATGACCCTCTTCGATAAGGGCGTGGCAGTAATTGTTCCCGTTGATACGACAACGGATCTTCGGTCATCGAACGTTGTCGATATTCTTTCTATGCGTGTTGGTTGGGTGGTTAACTGGATGCCGCGTCATGTACGCTTGAGTGTCTATAACGATCTGTCGGGCCTTCGCGAAGAGATTGTCATGGCAAAAACCTCAGTGGCTATCATCGAGAACCCGCTGTACTCAGTGATGAACGAGCCAAACTCGACTCTACAACGGCTTATTCGGAAGCTGAACCTTCTAGATGTTGTCGACGACGCTTCGTCGTCTGGTAAACTTGATCTTATTGTCCAGCTTCCTTACACGGTAAAGTCTGAGGCAAAGAGACAGCAAGCAGAGCAGCGAAAGAAGGACATTGAGTTCCAGTTGACTGGATCGAAGTTCGGAATCGCCTATACAGATGGTACGGAGAAGATTACACAGCTGAATCGCCCAGTTGAGAACAACTTGATGGGGCAGATTGAGTTTTTGGTCAAGATGCTATATTCGCAGCTAGGTGTGACACAGGAAGTGATCGATGGTAATGCTGATGAGGCAGCCATGCTTAACTATCTAAACCGTACGCTGCAGCCCATTCTTCGTGCAATTACACAGGCGATGCGAAGAGCGTTCCTCACGAAGACGGCCCGAACGCAAGGTCAAAGTATCATGTATTTCCGTGATCCCTTTAGCCTGGTTCCCGTGGCCAACCTTGCCGAGATTGCCGACAAGTTTACTCGTAACGAGATTGCTTCGTCTAATGAGATACGTGGCGTTATTGGGTGGCCGCCTTCAGACGATCCGAAGGCTGACGCGTTGATTAACTCTAATATGCCGCAGCCTACAGTAGAAGCTCAGGGAGACGATCCGGCTGTTGCGGCTGAGATCGCCTCACTAGAGGCCCAAGTGCAAGAACAAGGCTTGACCCTACCAGAGGAGGATCCAAATGCAACTACCTGATGGAACCACCCTCATGCATGGGTCGCATCCCTATGATCCGGTTAAGGCGCGAGAGTACTATCTAAAGAACCGGAAACTTAAAGGACGAAAAAAAGGTGTAGCTAAGGGACCCGCTCTTGAAAAGGGCGTTAAGCGATTGGTCTCGAAGCAGGGATCGCCCGCTCAACAAGCACGGCTTGCCGCGCTTCACGCGATCCTTAACAAAGCTCCAAAAACCTCGGCCAAGCCTCGAGAGAGGAAACTTCCGCCTAAAGAGTTGAAAGCTCAGAGGGCTGCCGTTGTCAAACAGATTAGTAGCTACAAGAAGCGCCTGTCAGAGCTTAACAAGGAGCTCAAAGACAAGACGGCGAAAGCCAAGGAGTCGGAGCGCGAGTCCAAGAAGCCCGATAGCGCGGCTGAGAAAGCTGAGAAGGCTCGGGATTCGGAGAAGTACCGTGATAAGAACAAGCAGAAGCTCAAGAACAAGGCCGATGACGCAAAGGGTGGCGACAAGAAAGAGTCATCTCCCAAATCTAGTTCGGTCGAGTCGTTGAAAAAGGAAATTGCCGGGGTTCAAAGGAGCCTTGCCGCCGCTGTTACAAAACAACGAGCCCTCGGTTAACCACCGAAGTTTCACTACGAAAGGACCCATCAAAATGGGAGCTAAAAACCTCAAGATGGACTTCGGTGACACGGATCCGAAGAACAGCCTCATCCACGCCGATGAAGGGGGTAAGATGCGTAAGCCGGACTTCGGTGGCTGGGCCACCAAAGCGGGAATCGAGTGTTCGGACGGTCGGACAATCCTTCCCGGTGCGTTCAAGCACCAGGACAAAGTCACGGTACCTCTTGTGTGGCAGCACGGACATAAAGATGCCACCAATGTTCTGGGCCACACGATCCTTGAGCATCGAGATGAGGGCGTCTACGCATACGGTTACTTTAATGGAACTGAACAGGGTGAGAACGCCAAGACGTTGGTTGCGCACGGGGACATCACGTTCCTGTCCATTTTCGCCAACAAGCTTGTCGAGAAGGGACGCAATGTCGCCCACGGTCAGATTCGAGAGGTGTCTCTTGTCATGGCTGGAGCTAATCCTGGCGCGCTGATTGACAATATCGAGATCATGCACGCCGACACAGGCGATATCATCGAGATCGACGATGAGGCAGTTATCTACACAGGCCTTGAGCTCGAGCATTCCTTCGACACCGAGGAGGACGCGGAAACTGAGAGTGAGGAGGTCGAGCACGCTGAAGATGGCGCAGTGGAAGATACGACGACTGTGCAGGACGTCTACGATTCCATGACGCCCGAGCAGCAGGAGGTGGTCCACTACATGGTGGGCGCCGCTATGCAAGATAACACCCCGGCCGTAGCTCAGGCTGCCACCCCTACCGCCGACGATCCGTCGGACCTCATCACCCACACGGAAAAGGAGACGCGCAAGATGCCGCGTAACGAGTTCGAGGCCCAGCAGGGCAACATCACCACCGGCGCAGACCCCTCTGGCGAGCGTCACCACATCGCACACGATGACCTGAAGGGCATCGCGGCGGACGCGGTCCGCATGGGATCCGCCAAGGCAGCATTCGAGAAGTACGCCCTCTCGCACGGCATCGAGAACATCGGGTTGCTGTTCCCCGACGTCCAGGCCATGTCAAACACCCCAGAGTGGGACCGTCGCCGCACTGAGTGGGTGACGAACGTCCTCAACGGGGTCAAGAAGCTCCCGTTCTCACGAGTGAAGTCCCTCGTGGCAGACATCACCCACGAACAGGCCCGTGCCAAGGGTTACATCAAGGGCACGTTCAAGCGTGAGGAGTGGTTTGGCCTCTCTAAGCGGTCCACCACCCCGACCACGATCTACAAGAAGCAGCAGCTGGACCGTGACGACATCATCGACATCACGGACCTCGACGTCGTGGCCTGGCTCAAGGCCGAGATGCGCATCATGATGGACGAGGAAGTCGCTCGGGCCATCCTGATCGGTGACGGTCGCGCGGTTTACGACCCGGAGAAGATCAAGGACCCGGTCGGGGTCAACGAGGGCGCGGGCATCCGCTCGATCCTCAACGACCACGAGCTCTATGCCGCGACGGTTAACATCGCGGTCGACTCGGCGAACGCGCTGTGGCCGGTCCAGGTGATCGACGAGATCCTCGAGAACATGCGGTTCTACAAAGGCTCGGGCTCGCCGACGCTGTACACGACGCTGCCCGTCTTGTCCAAGATGCTGCTCGTCCGTGACTCGGATGGGAAGCGCCTGTACCGTACGGCCTCGGATGTCGCGGCCGAGATCGGCGTTGCGAACATCCAGACCGTCGAGGTGATGGAGGATGAGGTCGACCTTATCGGCATCGTCGTCAACCTCGTCGACTACTCCACCGGTACCGACCGCGGTGGCGACATCACCCTGTTCGATGACTTCGACATCGACTACAACCAGTACAAGTATCTGATGGAGACCCGCCTTTCGGGCGGCCTCACCAAGATCCGGTCGGCGCTGAAGATCAAGAAGGTCGGCACCGCGCAGATCCAGGCCACGCCGGAGTCCCCGTCCTATAACTCGTCGACGGGCGTCATCACGCCGGCCACGACCACGGGTATCACGTACAAGCGTGCCGACACCAACGCAACTGTGACGGCGGCCTCGCCGATCACGTTGGCCGCGGGTGCGACTCTGAAGATCTTTGCCACGGCTGACACCGGGTACTTCTTCGAGACGGACCAGGAGGACGAGTTCACGTTCACGCGTCCGGTCTAGGCGAAAGGAGACCCAATGGCGAGGTTCCATGGCCGGGTGGGGTACGGGCAACAGCTCGAAACTTCACCCGGCATATGGGAGGACGTAATCGTTGAGGTTACATATTCAGGCGACGTAATTCGGAATAGTAGGTCGTTTCGAGAAGGAGAAAACCTGAATAACGATCTTAGCGTAGGTAATTCGATCTCGATCGTTGCCGATGCTTATGCAAATGAGCATTTCTTCGCTATGCGGTTTGTGGAGTGGGCGGGAGCGCTGTGGACGGTAGTTGACGTCGAAGTTCAGCGCCCTCGTCTGCTTCTGCGCCTTGGGGAGGTGTACAATGGCCCCACGGCTGCAGCTCCAATCACTCCTTGAGACGATTACGCCGCGTGTATATTTCCAACCTCCGACGAATATTACGATCGAGTACCCGTGTATCATCTATGAACGGAGCTCGTCTAAGTCGGAGCACGCGGATAACACGGCATATCGTTACACTAAGCGTTACCAGGTAACGGCTATTGATCGCAATCCTGACGGCCCCCTGCACGACAAGCTGGCTGTTCTCCCGTTGAGCGATTTCGATCGCTTTTTTACGGCAGATGGTCTCAACCACGACGTCTTCAACATCTTCTTCTAGAAAGGAAGAAACCAAATGACAGTTCTGCAATGGGACCAGGTCGGTGAACGTCTGTACGAGACGGGCGTCGATCACGGGGTCCTCTATATCCCAGACAGCCTTGGGGACTACATCAATGGTTACGCGTGGAATGGTCTCACGACCGTCACCGAGTCGCCGTCTGGTGCCGAGTCCTCTCCGCAGTACGCGGACAACATCAAGTACCTGAACCTCGTCTCGGCCGAGGAGTTCGGCGCGACTATCGAGGCCTTTACGTACCCCGAGGAGTTCGCCCAGTGTGACGGTACGGCTATTCCGGAGGCGGGCATTGCAATCGGCCAGCAGTCCCGTAAGCAGTTCGGGCTGTCGTACCGAACGCAAATCGGTAACGATCTCGACGGTACGGATCACGGCTACAAGTTGCATCTGATCTACGGCGCCACTGCGGCTCCGTCGGAGAAAGCATACGCCACGATCAATGATTCGCCCGAGGCGATCGCGTTCAGCTGGGAGGTGACGACCACTCCGGTAGGTGTTCCCGGTTTCAAGCCGACGGCTCAGCTGGTGATCGATTCGACCAAGGTGACTGCGGCTCGTCTGTCGGACATCGAAGACATTCTGTACGGAGATGTGGGTGTCGATGCTCGACTTCCCTTGCCGGCCGAAGTGCTTTCGCTCTTCACGGGCTCAACGGTTGCTGTGAACATGGTCGGTGCCAACGCTCCGGCCTACGACGACCCCACAGATGTAGTTACCCTGCCGCCCGTCACCGGCGTGCAGTGGAAGATCAACGGCGTCAACAAGGCACCGGGTGCCCAGCCGGCACTCACGGCGGGGCAGACCTCGTACGTGACGGCCCACGCTCTCCCCGGGTACCGGCTCACCGGCGACGACGACTGGACGTACGCTTTCTAGTCGGTTAAACGAGAGGAAACCAGAGAATGCTCACAATTACAGTTCCAGGCATCGAAATGTTCGACGATAAGACCCAAGAGTTTACTACTCAAGGGGACTTTGTTCTGGAACTCGAGCATTCTCTGGTCTCTCTGTCAAAATGGGAGTCAATTTACGAGAAGCCCTTTCTTGGGGCAGATAGTAAAACGTCCGACGAAATTTTTGGCTACGTTAAAGCCATGACTTTGACCCCTAAAGTTCCAGAGGAAGTTTATCTCAAACTCTCTTCGGCCAATATTGAGGCGGTCAACGCCCACATCGATGCAAAGATGACCGCAACGTGGTTCAGTGAGACTACCGGTGCTCCTAAGTCACGCGATGTCATCACGGCCGAGCTCATTTACTACTGGATGACCGTATTTACTATCCCTTTCACATGCGAGACCTGGCACCTTAACCGGCTGTTTACTCTTATTCGCATCTGCAACATCAAGCAGTCTAAGCCGAAGAAGATGAGTAGGACTGAAAGTGCTGCACGAAACCGTGAACTTAATGCTCAGCGTAAAACACAACTAGGGTCTACCGGATAGGAAGGAGAACACACATGGCGCAGATCACCCCCACCTCGATCAAGCAGGATGACGACCACAGAAATCTGCTTGCGGTTTTGCCTGCGGAGGAAGTTCGTGGTGCGG